TTGTTGTACCCGCAGAAGAATCCCAGTAGTACAAGGCTCCACCACGAGGGGCAAAAACAAGGTCTTCACCAAACCCAGACTGACTCCACAGCCTTATCTGAGTGTTGGACGATTCACCATTACCCCATGTGCCTCCACCCCATGAACCACCTGACCAACCTACTAACGGTATAGCAGTGGCCGACCCCGGAGCTATTTGGTATTTACCCACAGTAGACCCACCACCATTACCAGAGTCGCTTGAGTTAGCCGTCACGGTACTACCTGACGTATCTTTGGCGGTAACAGTATAGCTGTTTGCATCTACTACAGTGGCTATCTCATAATCTTGGTTAAGTACATCAGCAGTTATTACCCCACCTAAAGTAGCCGCCCCAGAAAACTCCACAAAGTCACCTTCTGCTGCGCCATGATCTGTGTCAGACACAGTAAGGGTAGAAGACCCGTTGCTTGCGGCAAAGGTAACGTCTCCTGCAGCGGTGGTAGAACGTAACGGAGTGACATCATAATATGCGCCACCCTGTCCTATATAAAATTTAAGATTAGTGCCTACCCCTAAGTAGTTTGCACCTGCTAGAGAAATCCAGTTAAAAAGCGACCTGCATACACCAAGAAAGCTATCTGCTGATATCCGAGTCCAACCACCTATACGTTCTGCATAGCCTTGCCTAAAACGTACTTTGTCACACTCAAACCAAGAGTTTTCGTTACTGTAACTAGTTTTCTCTCTGTTGACACCGGGTTCCAGAGCTAACTTTTGTATTGTCATTTACGTATCCGCTAATGCTAACATCCGTATTTTTAGTCTGTGCGCCCTTGCGGGGGTTTGAGCCATAGCCCATCTCGAATCAACCATCTCAAGTGCTACCTGTCCCCAAGCTTGTGCTTCTACCGCTTTATTCATATGCTTGAATTTAGTTAAGTTTCCCTGACCAAGCTGAAAACACATATTTACCAGCACATGCTGGGCTTCTTGAGGAAGCTCCTCCCAATTAGAATATATTTTTCGGCACCCGTCTATGGCAATATGTACATCTTCTTGAAATAACTCATAGCACCGATGCTCTGTAATGCTGTCTTCCTGTGGGGCACCGTCATAAGCGCTTCTGACTGGCAGACTAGCTTCTGGATCAGTGTGTAAAATTTTATGGCCTATCCCGATTGTGGCGTGACCTTCGCTACAGAGATACGGATGAAGTACCTTTCCTTCATCACTAGATATTTCTTCGTACACTTTCTTAATATCTACCGCCATACATATTTTCCTAACACGTAACCAATAATAATACCCACCGCTAACTCAATCATTTTTTGTTAAAACTCTGAAAACCAAAGAAAGCTGCAATCAAACCAGACACACTGATAAAATATACAGAGGCTATGTCTCCTAGTATAGAAGCTGCTTGGTCTAACTTTAGAAACGATGTAATTACAATACCAGAGGGGTATAGCAACATACCAAACAAAGCAAACCAACACATGTTTTTCTGTGCATCAGCCTTCTCATTAGCAATCTCAAGTGCTTGTAGTCTCTCTGTGGTGGCAAGCTCTGCATCCGTTACCACGCCATCACCGTCTGTATCGTATTTCTCGTATTCACTCCCCGGCTCTAGCTCTTTGTTCATTTTTCTCTACTTACTTTCTGCGTTTTTTCTACAGTTCTCATAGCACCGAGTCCAAGCATACCCAGCAATACAGGCATCATGGCTGACATATCAAGGCTAGGAACCTCAACATTCATCTCAGCCAGCAACAAACCAAAGTTAGCCATAGGTATGAGTATGTAGTTTGAGAGCAAAGCAACACAACATGTCCATCCCACGGCAGGTCTCCATCCAGCAACGAACATGCTCTTACTTGCCGCTTCTACCTTGTTGACTTCTAGTTGACCTTTTGCAAGCTCTTGTGCATGTCGTTCTGACATGGTTGCTATTTCGTGGGCGAGGGCGTTCTTCTGGTCTTTATCTTCAATAAATTTATCAAGTAGCCCAGTGACAGGGCCAACGAGGGAACTAAGTATTGCGCTCATGTTATCTCCTACTCAAATAATTTAGTATTAGCACCAACCATTTTAGGTACACAGTAAGCAGTTACATTTTGTTGCCTGTAATAAGTCCTGTCATTTGGACTCCATTTACCTTGTTCAATAGCGGTTGCAAATATATTACACCGATATATGTCTTTAAACAGCATCCTATTATCCGATACATTCTCTCCTTCTACAACAACTACTAACAAAAATGCCATTAGCATTTGTAGCGACCACATTTCCTAATATTGCGCTGTCTTTCTTTGGCTTTTTCCAACCGTTGTTTAGCAGAATCTAATCTTGCTTCTTGTAAAGCCTCATATAGAAACCAGCCCGACCAACCTATAAATCCCAAAGAACAAACAATAAAAATAACAGCAAGACGATCCTTCATTCTTTGTTGTCGTTCTTTTCGCTTTTTCTGTATGTCTTTTAGATATTGCTGATGGTCTTTTTCTGATTGTTTGCGGATACGTTCTGCATCTTTCCAGACATCGGACATCCCCATCATCATTAAGTGGTCTTTTATTTTGTTCTCTACAGCTTTGATTTCTCTACGTTTAATAGAGAGATCCATTGCTTCTTTAGGGGTTAGAGGACGTTTAAGTTTTTTCTTTCTTTCCCAATCATCTAGCCTTTGAGCAGTGTTACTAAACTTTCCTAAGAGTGCAGCAGCATCTTGAGCGTTAGCCTTGCCCTCTTTAAAGGTTGCAATCGTATTGTTAATCGCAGATATTGCTGAAGTAATCGCTGCGAGTTCAGCGAACATGAGGAGTTACCCCAAGAATTTACTGGCTATGAGAAGTCCAACCAGAAAAGGATATAACGCATAGACGCTCATTTCTATACGGTTCATACGCTCTGTGCCACGGTCAAGGCGTTCTTCAATATTCTTATATCGCACCGCACACTCTCTTTCGTGGGCTTCAAGTTCGTCCATTAGCTAACTTCTTCCCAAGATGAGCCGTTCCACTTTTTGCCAAGCAAAGATTCATCTTTCGATTCTAGCTCTTTGTAATGCGAAGGAGGGTTGTCTAATGGCGTTTGATACTCAATAATTGCTTCACATATGTTATCGCTATTAAGATTTGCATATATTTTAGACATACTCTATTACCTCCCAATAAGCTACGCCACTACCAGAAGTAATACTACTACTTCCGGGGCCAGTCCCAGAAACTAAATATAAACTTGTAGTCCCTGTTAAACTTCCCCCAAATGAAGTGCCAGCACCGTAAGAAACAGAATCTGACGAAGGTGAGGTATTGTTTGGTTTACCTGCTCTAAAACCATTTGCAGAACTAACACTTACAAAAGATTTAGATAAGTCTACTGCGGTAATTGTTGCGGTTGTGGTACCTCCGGGACTTATAGTGGCATTACCACGTTGTATTGATTTTATAACTTGCGTTCCTAAGACTGCCATTTTTCTCTCCTAAATTTGGAACCAGCCAATAGTGTCGTCTACATAAACTAGTTGGGTAGAAGCACCTTGTGCTAGGGTACCATCTTCTGCCGCAGAGTTAATCTTTTGACTTCCATTTCTTCCAACTGTCACAGTTCCTGCTCCTGCATTACATATAATTACTGTGCTCCCTGTTGATCCTGCAGGTAGTGTAACTGTAAACGCAGATCCGCTATTGATAATTAATTGATCTTTATTACTTGCTGTATAAGGAGTATCACCTGCTTCTTTTCTAGCCCAATCATTGTAAGGCACTGTCGTTGCTGCTGGTGTTGCAAAAGTAGGTGGACTACCTGCCCCGGCAGAAGTTAAAACCTGTCCCGCACTGCCCGTTGCAACAGCCACCGGATCTCCATTAGCATCGTAACTAATAATGTTCCCATCAGTGCCGGGAGCCATTTTAGCGAGAGTCACAGCATCATCATTTATCTTCGCTGTAGTGACATTTGAATCTGTTATTTTGACCGTGGTTACTGCATCGGTAGCTAACTTATCTGCGGTAACTGCGCCATTAGCTATAGTTGAAGTTGTACCTGCATCACTCCAAGATGTCGCTCCTGCCCCGTCTGACAGAGTAAGTACCTGCCCACTTGTACCCACTGCTGCGGGTAGGGTGATAGTATAAGTAGTTGTTGTACCAGCAGCTTGTATCGCTGCATACTCTCCTCCAGACGAATCCTCTAAACGAAGGTCACCTTGGGCAGTAATATTTAGTTGAGTGAGTGAACCTGCTGTACCAGTGGCTATGAAGTTTTCCAATAGAGCTAACGCATCAATGACAGCGGCTCCACTACCTGCACCGTCTAGGTAAACTACCTTGGTCTTTCCTGTGGCTATAGTAACGGTAGCACCAGACCCTTGCTTAATGGTGATTGACTGAGACCCAGAGGTAGCGTTCTCTATAAACATAACCCTAGATATTTCGGGTGGGGCTATAGTTAATGTTCTAGTAGCAGTCAAGCTAACACCACTAGTTACCTTAAAGTACATAGCTCTAGCCGGAACATTCGTTGCGTTAGACACAGTGGTGGTTGCGTCTGCATCAGAACTAAAAGATGCTTCAGTGGCATACCCCAAAGCTTTGCCGATAAGAGACAAGTTAGTGTTAGTCTTCGTGCCCCACGTACCAGAGGCAGCACCTGTGGTTATTTCTTCTAATCGTAAATTGTTATCAAAACTCGCCATGTCTAGTTCCTATGATGGTTTAACAGGCCAATCGTTATCGCCCGATCCGTCCGGGCCGGGACTTTTTAAATTAGGCCAATTACTGTGTGTCGTAATGTCTCTTAACACTTGCCTGTATGTCTTCC